GCCTCCGCCTTTGAAGACGCCACGACCCTTGAGGACATCAGCCCTGGTCACCTTGCCGTCACCAGTCAAGTCAGGAAACTTACCTCCCTTCTTGTATGATTTTTTAGCCTTCATATTTTATCTCTTTGCTTCATGAGTTGCTTGAGACGTGCGGCCACGGAAGGAGGGAATCCCTTCTTCTGTCTTTTGGCTTTGGTGCCTCTATGCTGTTTATAAATGTTGCTGATTTCTGACATCAGCTTCTTTCTCTTACCTACGTTCGAGCTACCACGAGTATACTTCGGGCTGAACTTCATTCCCTTCTTTGCAGACTTGGGTTTCTTCCCTGCCTTCTTCATGGCGATAGCGATAGCAGCCTGTTGCTTGAGGTTCCCGCCCTTCTTGTATTTAGGAGCTTCGGGATACCCCTCGGTAATTCGATCTTTTGCGCTTCTGTTCTCCATCTCTCTTGAGAACAAATAGCCCACAAGCGATCCCGCGTCCTCAGCAGCAAGCTGTAGGGCGGCCTCCTTTGAAAGGTTTTTGTACTTGGGGTTGGGCGGATATCTAGTTGGCATTATCCCTTTGGGTGGTTGGCTTGCTTGAACTTTGCCTGTCTTACGGCACCTGGGTGAGGCTTGTAGTCACCCTTCATGAGGTAGTATCTACCTTGCTCTTCCATCCAGTGAAATCCCTTTGGGGGATCCACCATAACAGACTTACTAGAAATAGAGAGCTTTGGGACTCGTCCACCTTTTTTCATAACTCTCATCCCCTTCATAGCCTTAGGGGGTCTTCCTACTTTACTTCCGTATGTACCTTTTCCTTGTGGCATGATTTTACCATTTTACTTTGTTGGCCCAGTAAGCAGCGCTAGTCTTACCCTTGGCTATGTTCTTTCTGTGTCTGGCCTTAAATGACTTGCGCTTCGCTTTCATACGAGCGCTCTCCCCAGCCTTTGGCTTACCAGCCGTGCTAGCCCCTCTTTCTCCGAAGCGAATAATCTTTACTTTTCCGCCGTCTCTTACCGCTACGATATGCGACTTCTTCCCGCTTGAGGATCGCTTGGGCTTGTTCAACCCAGAAAGCCCAAATCGCTTGAGTTTTTTCTTTACATCTTCGGCCATAAGGCAAAGATAATAAAAACACAATTAGGCTTTTACTCCATACTCTCCAGCAGGGATAGTTAAAGAAACCTTTGTTCCATCGCTTTCTATATATGTTGCTTGTCGCTCTGACTCTACCACCCATGAATCATAAGTGGCATAGTAAACCCCATCAACTTCTTCGCACTCTTCTAAAGATTCTTGGTGATACATAAAAACCATGTGCGGCACACGGCTATCTACCCAGCCTTCAAAGAAGTCTGTATCTTCTGATACTGCTATTGTGTATGTATTTTTCATAATTAACCTGCCGCTACAAAGTGTCCGAGGTTGCTGCTTCTGTTCGCCGCGATGCAATTAGTTGTTGCGTTTGCAGACCTCATAACCTCCCAACTGCTGTCAGCCGTTAGCCCCAAAACTGACTTCAATTCACTCGCATTACTTCCCCCGAATGATAATTCACCTGACTTAATCGCAAAACAACTTTTGTCTGAGCCACCACTCATATTATGACCATGGTAGTCGGTGTAGCCAGTACCAAGAGAGTCCAAACGAAGACCTGCATCTGACCCCTGAGCGTTGGAACTGCTGTCATACTGGTTATCAGGTCTTATATAATTGTATTGACCCTTACCATGAAATCGCAAATAAGTATCTGTGTCAATATGACATCCTCCATATCGAGTAAAACTACCGAGCTTCCCACAAACATAATCTGAAGTGTGATCCACCGCTAAAGTAGGGCCATTTTGATCTGAGGTGGACGTAATCTGTGGCCCCGCAAGGTTCTCTCCGTTGAATCCTGTAAAATGTACCGAACCATTTGACAATCTAATCCATGCACACCGATACCCAAAGCTGACCTCTACAACATTCGTCAAACTGCTTTGCTCTCTTGCAAAGGTGCTAATAGTACTTGTTGTTCCCTGGCCTGACATATAATCGTATCCGTAACCAGTAGAGTACAATTCTGCACTTGAGTTAATTAAAAAAGCAGTTCGATACCCCAAAAAAACTTTAGTCCAATTCCCTGCACTGTTGACCTCGGTCCAATTGCTGGCTGATGAGCTTGAGCCGTCGCCGCGCTGCCTGTAGGCCCCATACCCTAAAAACCAGTAATCTCCGTCTTTTATAGCTCCGAAAGCGTTATTTGAACCGCTTATATCCGTCCAGTTTGTGTCTGATCCATATTTTCGCCACGTACGATCGGCCGTATATGCGGAAGGCTTAAAGTGAGTGCTCCCAGTACCTGAAGATGGATAATTGTACCACAGCGTGCCATCACTCTTTAGTGCGTGAAGCTGAGCCCGATCATTACAAACAATTTTAGTAAAAGAATTGGTTGTATCTATGGCACCCCTACCGAACTCAACACCAATGTTAGAGTTAAAATCGTTGGTAGCTACGCCGCAAATTTGAACGCCAGTCGTAGCCAACGCATTCGCTGTTACTCCGCCGCCTGAAGGGACGTCTACTCCGTTAATGTCAGCTATATCAGCCATGGCAATTCCATTTATATCTCCAGATGTTGGCATTGTTATGCAAGGTCAATGTAATCTTGTGATGGTGAGAAAAAAACTTTGTTGCTGGCGAGACAGTGTCCCACAACGCGAACAAAATCAGCGCTATCGCTAGGCTGAGTGCTAGAAATCTGACCCGTCGCAGAATGACTTATGTAAAGAATATCACCAGCAGATCCAGGATTGTGGCTGAGGTAGCCGACCCCGTGTACAAGCATGCCATTTGTAGTGGAGTTAGCTCCTAAAGCCATAGCTAGTAACCCTTTTGTTTTTGCTTCGTCATTAGCATCAACCTCAACCCATGTTCCGCTGCTAAATGTGTATACTTTTCCTGCGGTGGTGCTGTCGTCGCCGAACTTAACTACAGTACCCTCAGCCTCTCCAGCAGCGTTAACCGCTGTAGATTGAATAACAAACTCAGCCTCAGTGCTGTCGCCTGAGCTGCTTGCGTCAACAAACTCAATGGCATTCCCAGCAGCGTTTACCTTCAGGAATTTACTAGCGGTAAAAGAACCAGGCGTATCGCTGAGACCCAAAAATGTTGCAGACCCAGTACCAGTGCTGGCAGCAATCGTAATATTGTTTGCGTCCGTATGGGTAAGCGTTATGTTGGACCCAGCTACAAACTTAATGTCCTGAGTGCCAGACCCAGCCCCACCCGTAGTGTTTCTAAGTATGATGTCGTCTGAGCTATCTTGAAAAGAAAGCGTAGTCGTATTCTGAGTGTTTGTATCAGCTGTCTGATCCACCCAGTCAAGAACGCCACTACCGTTTGTTTTTAAGACTTGATCTGCGTCGCCGTCGTCCTCAGGAAGAGTTAAAGTATACGTTGCCCCCGTTGAGTGCGCAGGGCTTTGAATCTTTACGCCGTGCGAGTTGACCGAACAATTTAATTGTATAGCTCCTGTGGTTCCATCAGAAGTCCCATCCCCCATAATCTCAACGCAGCCCGTGCCGTTGGGATCTATCTTAACATTTCCATTGGTGTTCGTAGCACTTATAGTATTGGCGTTGACATTGATGTTGTCAACCTGCAAGGAAGTAAGGGTGCCGATACTTGTGAGGTTAGTAGCGGAAGTGCTAGCTTCCGTTAATATGTTCTTCCAGGTTGGCACTTAGCTTACTTTTTTTCCTGAAGTTTGTAGAGCCTTTCGAACTCTTTCTCCAGCTTGGTGATAATTACAGAAACTGTTTTTGCGTCAGAACCTTTAATCGTAGAATTTGATATTGCTTGATTTAAGATCTGAACCTCATTGATTTCGAGCTTCATTAGATTTAATTTTTGAGTTGATTTTATTTACAATGTCTGCAACTACGAAGACATCCCTACCCTCAAAATTAGATTTAGAAATAAGAGAGAGCAGGTAATTTAATTCTTGAGCATTGAAGTCTTTTACATCAATGCCTTGCTTCTTTAATATGGCGCTCATTAAACCGTTCTAATGTACAATTTGTCATCTCCTGTGTCAAAGTGAAAACTACCTACACCGCCAGCATTTCCTGATGGGGCTGTAGAGTTGGCGCTAAACTCCATGATCGCGATAGGGAAAGCAGTGCTGTTTCCTTCCGCCTTTACGACCATTTCAGTCAAACCTTCGCCATCTTTAAAACCCACAAACGGAAGATCTGAATCCCCTGTGTCTATTTCAAGGCCAGCAGTACCAGCACCAGCTGCGTTAGCGCTACCAGAGGCGGCTGTAATAATTTTATCGTCAACCGTTAGTGTAGTTGAGTTAACAGTAGTGGTCGTTCCGTCTACCTGAAGGTTACCACGAATAACAACTGTCGTATCGTCACCAGCATCACCAATATTCAGTGTGTCGTCACCAGTGTAGGAAGCAAGGACAGTTGTAAGGTTTGCCTTACTTACGTTTACGTCTGTGTTAGTCGTAAATGTGAGGGCGCTCTGCAAGAAAGTTGTGAGCCTGCTGACATCAGATCGTCTAATAGTACCAGCATCACTAATGATAAATTCATCTGTAGATGCGATGGCAGCTCCAATATCAGTCAAACCTGACACGATATCGTTATTCAACATGGCAGCTTGAACAGCATTGTTGGCAATCGTTAAAGCACCTCCAGCAGCTACCGTAGCATCACCGCTAACATTGCCGAAAATTGTATCCTCAAAATTTGAGAAAGTAATATTTACGGTCGGGTCGTTAGTTTCGCTTTCGTCAGAAAAAGCAATCAAGTCAGCTTGAGCAATCGCGGTTTCTGTTGTCAGGCTACTGTCGCTAATGTCTAAGGTTACGGTTGCGGATCCGCTAGTATTCCCTCCGCTTATTCCGTTTCCAGCAACAACAGCTGTAATGTCTCCAGAGCCAGTTGAGAAGTTCTGAGCTTCGATATAGTCAAATACAGCATTACCCGTTACTAAACCAGCTTCTCCATTCGCTACGCCTGCCGCTGCATCAGCTGCCTTGTCAGCCTCTGTCAATATTTTCTTCCAAGTAGGCATGTCTTATTTTTTTGTAAAGATAGTATTTTTTATTAGGAGTCTCCAACTCCGAAGTATAGGTTGTCAGCATTGTCTGCGTACATGCCACCTTCAAATGCATCGGGAGCAGATGAGAATCTTTTAAACTTAACGGTACCGTCCAAGTTTATGCTTCCAGTTCCATTAGGAGTGAGCTGTATGTCACCGTCAGTGGTGCTAGTAAAAAGGGACCTAGCCTGTACGTCGAGGTTGGCACCAAGCTGAGGAGAAGCATCTTCGCTTACGTTAGCTATTTTTGTGTTTGCAAGGGCCGTGTTTCCACCGATTGCATTGGCGAGCGAAGCATCACCAAATTGACGCTGAGAAGTCTCGTTTGCCAGTCCAGGTACAGCGGCAAAAGAAATAGTACCGCTTCCATCGGTAACAAGAACCTGATTGGCAGAACCGTCAGTAGCGGGAAGCGTATAGGCGGTGGGTACTCCCACCCCGTCTACCCCATTTACACCGTCTGCCCCCTTTTCACCAGCGTCACCTTTAATTCCCTTCTCGGTGACTGTCAGTGAGCTAGCAGCTGGAGACAACACAGAAACCCCAGCTGGGCTGGGGGATGTGACATTAAGAGCAATAGCGTCAGGTATGGTTACTGTTATTGACTCAGGCATCCTATCTAGAGATATCTTCGTTTACAGTAAATGAACCTCTAAGGATCGTTGTAACCACATCGCCGACTTTTTGCTGAATGTCGTACTCAAAAGATCCGACTGGCAAGTTAGACATCGTGTCAGCAGATGCGGTGACGTTTACGGTCCCGCTATCCGTAATGTCCTTAAACTCAAAGCCGTTACTCAACTTGTCTTGTTGCTCTGACGTTAATTGTTTTGCGTCCGATTTAGAGGGTGACAATACGCTGGACGCAACAACTTCTCTTTTGGATACGCCAGATCTAGATCGTTGCGGAACAGTTTTTACATCCATCAAGAACTCATAGTTAGATGTAGCCAAGGTTATAGCGGTTCCGCTTGAATCCTTAAGGGTAAGGGTCAAAGAAAACGTATCACCTCTCCTGCAAGTGATGTCCAATCTCTCCGCTACGTCTAAATTTACGCTACTAGCCATATCAACCTAATAATGAGTTTACAATATTATCTACACTGTCAGAAGCCTCTGGAAGCTCTCCCCTTGACCCCTGTCTTTGAGAGATCAACTTACTCTGTTCGGCAGACTGCTTTTTAACACGGTCATCTTTTCTGTCCTCTTTTAGCACCTCTAGCTTTTCTTTGAACTCTTGCTCTTCTGTTCTAAATCCGAGGGTAGCCTGAGCCTTGATGAGCTCAATCTCTTTTCTAAACTGGTGTTTTACTTGTTCAAGCTGGCCCTCAAGTTGAGCCTTAAGCTGAAGCTGCTGTGCTTCCAGCTGTGCCTCCATCTGCATCTCTTGCATCTTAGCTTGAGAAGCGGCCTGTGCTGCTTGCTGAGCTGACTGCGCCTGCATCTGTGAATTCTGCATAGCCATTTCTTGCTGCTTAGCCATGCGCTTTTTGCGTCGAACCACAAGAAGCCTTTCGGCCTGGTTGACGTCTTTCATGCTTCGGATAACAATCGCATCTTCGATATCGATCTCCTTTTGCTGCAAAGACATCTGTATGTTTTGCTCCAGGTAAACCCTATCCTGATCCTCCATCTCTTTTACCACCTGAACACCAAAGTTGTACATGGGAAGCTCCTTGAAAGAAGAAAGGACAGACATGTTTTCTTTTCCTATTGCGTTTTCGTAATGCCTGTAGAGAACGCATTCTTGAGGAAGGATCTGAATACACTTTACGATATCCTCGCAAACCTTCTTGTAAAGGATCATCGAAGCATTCGTGATATCATATATCGCGTTGTTCCCAGCCGCAATAGCATTCTGCTGAACACCAACCAAAGTATCACCCTTCGGAGTAGACGCATCCATCATCTCGTTGATTCCCGTGGTGTCACGGATCATGCGCAGATAATGATTGTATAAACCAATCAGCTCGTTGATGTTTCGAATGCTGTTACCGATTTCTCTTACGGGCGGGTTCTGGAATCCGCCTTCTGGATTCTTGCTCCTGTAGTAGAACACACCAGTCTGCTCGTAAATGTCGTGCAAGTCCAGTGGTTGCAGCTCGCCACCTTTTCCAAGCTGCACGTTTTCTAGCCCCTCGATATCGATAATCAACCCGTCAGGCTTAGCCTTTGCAATAGCCTGCTGAATCTTAAGGTGTGTAAGCTGAAGCATATCGGCAAAACCAGTGCAGCTATCTACCATAGACTTCGGCATCATATTCCTCATGTTGGTCGCAACCACAGAGTATGACAACCTGCACTTCGATAAATCGTGAATGTTTTTTGGGACGTTTTTAGTCATCCCGTAATTGAACACTATGTCACTACCGCCCATGATGTAAGAACCCCCGTACACGGTGGCGATCTCCATCTTGTGTGGCTTTCTGTCAAATACGCTCCCTTGCTTTTCTTCGTAATCGAACCCCTTCATAAAGAAGTTTGTGTTCCCGAAACGGTTTTCTTTTTCTTCAAAGTAGATACAATCAACAGAGATAAACTCAAAGTCCAGGACGTCCACCATGTACTCGTCATAACCATACTCCTGGCGCATGGCGCGTTTGTTGTATGATTTTCTGCTGTATGCGTTGGGGTCGTTTCCGTCTCTGTTTCTTGCGGCTTTGGCAATCTTTTCAAAAACCTCTTCGTCAAGCTCGTGACCAGCAAGACGCTTAAGCTCTTGGATGGAGATGGTCTTCACATGACCAGCGTACATCATGTCGTTGAACCCAGGGTCTTCTGTGTAGCTGTGAATAAAGGCAGACGGGTCCACGTATTCAACCTTGATACCTTCGTTGGGGTCGTTGTTTCTTTTGACAACAGACATGCCCAGAGCGACCAAATCATTTACGCACCTTCTAAACACATTATCATTGAATGAGTTCCAAGATAAAGTCATGTTTGTGCCGATCTGGGCAGCGAGTTCAGCATCGGTCTTAATGTTTGTGCCCACCAAGATTTCAACCTCTTCTAAAGAGTCGGGAAGGTTGTCAGGGTCATCCCCAATAACCATACCTGTATTTTCCTTGAGCTGCTGAAGTTGCTTCTTTGCCTCAACCTGTAGCTCTATCGCTCTTTTTTTGTTGTTTTTTTCCGAAGAGGAAAGAGGATCAACAGCCTCAAGGTTTGGATAGGGGTTACGAGACAAAATTTTATTTGCCACGACCCTAACAAACTTTGGAAGGATAGGAACTGGGGTGTAGTCAAGATTAAGAAGAGTACCGTCTCCGTCATTAGGGGAGAGAGATCTTAAAAGCTTTTTGTAGATGTTGGTGTCCTGTGTGCCGTTTGCGTAATCTCTACTCCTTTCAAAAATGACGTTTCTTTTACCGTACAACGAAGTAGCGCTAGTCATTTTTCCCCACTGAGACTCTATGGCTTTTGCATACTCCAAGCCATAAGCGTTGCTTTTCTTGGTGTCCGTGCTGGCAAGGGGGTCGGGAAAAGAGCTTTTACGCTTGTTGTTTGTGTAATTCATTTGTTGATAGCACTATAGGCGTATTTTGCAAATATAGCAAATACGGGCTAGACCTTATATTTTCTAAAAAACACCTTTTCCTGGAAGTTAGACCGTTCTTTTTCTTTGGATTTTTGGGCAGCCAAAAGCGCAAGGCCAGAACTGATTGTCAAGTCAAACTTAGTTCTCTTATCTATCTTAAACCCAATCCAGTCCTCTAGGGTCCTGTTAAAATACATCTTCCCAACTTCTCCGCTTTCGTGATCTACACCTACGTGCTCGTGGATGTATTTTTCTATGGACTGAGCGTGTGACTGAATGACATCCTGAGAGTTGGATGGTATCCCCTTTGTTTTAACATTGACATGTGAAGAACTACTGAGCAGGTGCTTAGGGCGGTCCATTAAGTAACCGTCGTAACCTCTTGACTCAAAGTATCTTACAATGCCATACTTGTTGTTCTCTACAAGTAGCGGGTAGCCATAGTAAAAGGCGCACATCAGAACGTCTTCATAAAAGATGCTAGCAAGATCTGGGCGAGAGGCGTACTCCACCACAAACATGTTTGGAGGGCGGTTGAGACTAAACTTATTGTACATGTGTAGCGCACCCTTCGACCCCCTTCCGTCTACCGTAGCATCCAAGTCGTAGGAGTCAACGCCGCCGCAACCGTAGTCCGTAAACGGAGCAACCTTCTTTCCTCTTTCTAGCTTCAGTACGTTTCTGTGTTCTGGATCTGGCATCCAACAAACCCTGAACCTTCCGTTTGGAGTGGGAGAAAAAACAACCTGTTTGTCTTTCTCCTTCCATGTAAAGTTTCCCACCACAACGGGGTCTGGGAACAGCTCCTCGTTGTGTTCAATCTGCTGGTATATCTTACCTATATTAA